GCGAGCCCGCGGAGCTTGCGATCCATGTAATCGCCGAAATCGTTCACGCGCGGAGGCTCGACGACGGAGATCTGGCGGCCGGCCGGGAGGTTGCTCACCATGCCAGGCACGAGCGCGTCGATCGCCGGCGTCGGTTGATCGTTTGGTTCGCCGAGCGGCGCGCCGCCGCCGTCGAGATCGTCGCGGACGAACACGGCCAGGCACGCGGCGATCTTTTGCTTCACGAGCGTCGCGTCGTCGTAATCGTCGAGATCCTTCCACGCCAGGAGCGACGGCGCGAACCATGAAACCGCGCGCACCTGGCCGGGCCGCTCGCCGCGGAACAGGTGGAGCACGCCCTCCGCCGGGATCCGAACCGACGGCGAGAACGATCCCGCGATCGATCCCGGGTGTTCGCGGAACATCCAGTAGGCGACGCGTTGACCGATCGGCGAGAACTCGATCCCCTGGATGATCCGGCCGCCGTTCGGCGTCGTGATCTGATCCTTTGCCGTGTCGAGGAAATCAGGCTCGACGATCTGTAGTTGCATCGGGATCGGGAGCGGCCGCCCGTTCGTGTCGACGTCGCCGGGGAGCCGGTAGCGCCGGCGGATCAGCACCTCGCCCGACTCCGCGATCGTGCGGAGCACGAGCTTCTCGAGGCCGTAGAAATCGTGCCGGCCGTCGGCGTCGCATGCCGTCGACTCGCCCCAGGCGCGCCAGAGCGCCATCGCGCGCGCGTTCGTCGAGTCGGGAACGATCCCCCATCCGATCGTTTCGTTCACGATCGAGGCGAGCGCCGCGGCCGCGTATGGATTGTTTCGCACGAGATCGCGGACGGCGTTCCGGAGGTTCGCGGCCGCGGGCCCGATCGCCGCGTTCGCATCGGTGCCGGGTTTCTTCCAGCCCTGCGTCCGGTATGTGCTCGCGGCGCCTTCATAGTGCCGCGCCAGGATCTCGCCGGCGTAGCGGGCCCGTTGCCGCTTGAGCGTCCATCGCGGAGCGACGGGCGCGGTGATCCGATCGAGCCGCTCGCCGAACGTGCGGCGCCGCGGCGGTTCTGATCTTTCGACTCTCTCGAATGCCATTCGCTTACCCCTTTTCCGGAACGATCGGGATCCGCCGCGTCGGGTTCGGTTCGGGCCCGCGACACGGGCATCGCTTCGCCGTCGGAACCGTCGACGGGAGCGCGTCGCCGTGCGCCCGCCGCCAGTGATAGACGTACAGACTCTCGAGGACGTAGACGCGGAGCCCGGCGCGCGCGATCGCGAAATGCATCATGTGATCGACGCACAACATACCGTCGACGAACCCGCCGGCGAGCTCCCAGGAGCGCCGCGAGAGCATCATGAGCACGCCGCCGATCCCCTTCGTCTCCGTGCAATCGAGGAGCGTTCGCCGCTCGAGGCGCGCCGCGCCGATCTTCCGGTGGTACGCCATGTCGTGATTATCGTGATCGGCCTCGCGCGCCCGCTGCCACGGCGACGCGATCCGGTTCGTCGTCGCAGTGACGAGGCCGACGTCGGGCCGGTGCTCGATCACTTCGTGCAATTGCCGGTACCACTCCCGCGTCGTCGGCATCGCATCATGATCGAACAGACACGCCCAACCGTCGGCCGGGAGCATCGCCATTGCGCGATTGTAGGCGCGCCCCAGGTTCGCCTCGAGATCGAACGGTATGAACGTCGTGAGCTCTATCGCCATTCGCTGACCCATGGATAATGCGCGCTCTGCTCGAGCACCTCGAGATCGTCGGAGCCGAGCACGACGATCCGCGCGCCTCGCGGGAGGTGCGGATGGCCAGGACCGACGCCGCGGCGCTCGAGCCGCTCGTATCCCTTGCCGAAAAACGTCACGAGCCCGTCGGCCTCCGTCCACACGGCCGGCCGGATCGCCGGCGTCCGCGATAGATAGAAATTGAGCATCGCCTGATCGCTCCCGACGCCTCGAGGCGCCGCGCGCCTGGCGTAGCCGTCGGGATCCGCGTCGAACGCGCGCCAGAGCGGATCGAGCACGCCGGCGTCCATGAGGACGATCGAGCCGGAGAACACGCCCGCATATGCGACGCGCCAGCACACGAGCGGATCCGGCCGATCGACGAGCGGCGTTATGTCGTCGACGATCACGACGTCGAGATCGAGCGACAGGATCCGATCGCCGATCGCGCGCGCGAACTCCCGATCGAACTGGCGCATCCGCCGCCGGCATCGCGGCGAGTCGGCATGGCGGGCCGGGAGCTCGAGCACCTCGATCGCGTCGTCGAGGCCGGCGCCGTCGTCGGTGACACAGACGATCCGGTGCTCGAGCTCGAGGCGCCGCGCGAGCATCGATCGGAGCGTGTTCACGTGGCGCGCGCCAAACTTCGATCCCCACTTCCACGTGAGGACGGTTAGCACTCCTCGTACTCCCGCTGACCGTCGAGGAAAAACGCGGCCGCTCGAGGATGGGTGAGTTGCGAGCGGTAGCACGCGAGCGCGCGGAGCTTGCGTTCGATCGAGTCGGCCGCCGGCGGCGAGAGCTCGAGGCCCTCGCGAATACGTTCGGCGCCGCGGTACGTCTGATACCGACGCACGATGGAACCGAACACCTCGCCGGCGGCCGCCGCGACCGCCACGTGATCCGCGTGCGAGGCGTTCGCCGACGGCGCCCATATCTCCGCCGGCATGCCGTGCTCGCCGATGAACGCGCGCATCTTGGCGGCGAGATCTCCGCCGGCCCATTGCTCGACGGGCCCGGCGCCCAGGATGGCGGCCGCGGCGCGCGACTCCTCGAGGCGTTCCGACGTGTCGCCGTAGTCGCGGACGGACGGATAGCAGATCACGATCCGCGGCCGCGCCCGTAACAGCGTGAACGCCGCGAACAGCGTCTCGTCGTCGGCGTGCGGCGCGAATAGAACCGCGTTCCGCTTCACGCCCTCGACGAAAAAGACGTCGGGCGGCGCGCCGTGGAACCGCTGACAGAGCGACGCGTCGCGGTACTTCGTCTCGTCGGGCCCGACGTCGAACACGGTGAACCCGCCGGCCTCGAGGTGCTCGCGGACGAACGCCGGCGTCGTGAACGTGATCGCCGGTTGCGATCCCTTCCATCCGCCGACGCATCGCGACCGCGGATCCGCCGTCTCGTCCTCCGTGATCCGCACGACGCCGCCAGGCTCGAGCACGCGCGCGAGCTCGTCGACGAACGCCGGCCAGGCGTCGGCCGCGAGGTACATGAGCGCGTGTGAGATCGTCACGCCTGCGACGGTGCCCGCGGCGAAATCGCGCAGGCCGTCCTCGAATTTCCAACCGAGCGACTTATCGAGGTTCACGAGGCCGTCGAGCGGATGCCAGGATCGATCGTCGGGGTTTCCGCATCCGAGGTTCAGCCGGAGCGGCGAGCGGATCCCGCCGTGCGCCAGGCGCGCGATCTTCGGGAGTCGACTCCGGCCCGTGACGCCGTGCCGGTACGTCGCGAGCACCTCCGGAACATAGCGGCATCGCGCGACCTCCGCGATCGCGATCCAGAAGTACCAGTCCTCCGGAACCTGGCGATCGTTGAACCGGATCCCGCCGATCGTCGCGCGTCGAATGAGCGGCGCCATGATCGGGATCAGGTTGCCGCGGCGGAGGAGCGGCGCGATCCATCCGCCGAGCTCGTTTCGATCGTACGAGTATTGTTCCGACGCCTTGATCGTGCGGCGCTTCGCCGCGTCGCGGATCTCGACGTCGCATAGAACCCAACCGATAGTCGGATCGAACGCGCGCACCTGGCGATCGAGCTTCGTCGGTTCGATCGTGTCGTCGGCGTCGAGGAACATGAGGAACGCGCCGCGCGCCATCTCGATCCCGAGGTTCCGCGCCGACGAGGGCCCGCTGTGCGGTTGCCGCATGTAGCGAACCCGACGATCGCCGGCGAACGCGTTGAGCGCCTCCGGCGTCGCGTCCGTCGATCCGTCGTCGACGACGACCGCTTCGACCTCGACGCCGCCCGTCGACGCGAGCACGCTCGCGATCGCCTCGCCGACGACGGCGCCGTGGTTGTGCGTCGGAATGATCACGCTCACGAGCGGCGGCGTCATACGGCGGCCGCCTCGAGGGCCTCGCGCTCGAGCGCGCGCCAGGTTTCGACGAGCGGGCGGAGCGTCGTCGACGCCATCCCACGGAAGATCGCGCGACGGAGATCGCTTTTCAGGTGAACGATCCGCGTCGACGACGGATCGAACCGCGTCCACGTGGAATCCTCGCAATTCCAGATCTCGCCGGGGAGCTTCGCGATCGCGCATCCGTTCCCCGCGCGCTCGAGCATGAACCCGAGCGCCGCCTGGTTGATGCCGGCGTACTTCATGCGCCAGGGCCGGAGCGCCGCGGCGTCGCCGAGAAACGACCGATTGACGGCGGCCCATTGCTCGACGAACGCGCGCGATCGCGGCGACACGCGAACGAACACCACGCCGGCGTTGAACGGGAGGCGCGACGCGGCCGCGGTGATCGCGAGATCGAACGGCCGATCCCAGGCGGGATCGAGCGGCCCGAGGATCATCGTGTCGACGTCGAGGAGGAGCACCTGATCGCCGTCGGCCGACGCGCGGATCGTGTCGCGCCAGGCGTCGAGCTTCGCGGAGTTGTGCTCATGCGCGGGAACGCCGAGCGTCGAGCGGTAGGACGTCGGCGCCGGGAGCTCGAGGATCTGGCGGCGCCAGGCCGGCGCGTGACGGAGCGCCGAGTACTCGAGCGCGCGCGCCATCCGACGGAACTCGCCGCCCGACGTGCCGGCCCCGAAGTAGACGGAGGCGAGGAGCGGCGCGGCCATGGTCGCGCGCGGCCCCTATACGCCCTTGCTCGTCGTCGCGACCCGGTACGATCGGCGCGTGCCGTCGGCGCCGGCGACCTCCGCTTCCATCACGGCGAGGAGCTTGAGCATGTCGTCGATCGAGTTGAACACGACGGTTTGATTGTCGAATGTCATCGATCGAGCGCCGCGGCCGTCGGCAATCGCGCGGCGGAGGTTTTCGGCGTCCGTTGAGGTAAACGGCATGAGCTTTGCCGGCAGGATAGCACGGCGGCGAGCGCGGCCGTTACTCCGTCGGGCGCCTGGCAGGCCCTACAATCGGCGCCGCCGGCGGGAGGGCCGGAGGGCCGCGGCGACGCCGGCGCGCCTACAGGCGGGCCGCCTGGCGCGAGCGCCGGCCGGTTTCGCGCGCCTCGAGCTCGCGGGCCGGTGTTCCACGTGGAACAATTCTGTAATCCTGCTGCCCGCGCTCCACTCCGGCCCACTCCGGCCCACTACGGCCGCGGCTTTTTCAACCAATCGGGCCGCGACGGAACCCAGGCCGGCCGGCCAGGCGGCCGCGGCGGCGCCGGCGCTGGACTAGTCGACGGCGCCGGCCGCGGAACTAGGCCAGGGCGGAGCGGCGCCGGCGGCGGAGCGGGCGGCGGCGCCGGCGGCGTCGGTTCCGGTTCCGGCGTCGAGCTCGAGGAGCTCGAGGAGCTCGCCGGCGGCGCCGTCCGCGGCCTGGCGGCGGCGGCGGCCGCGGCCTCCGTCTGACCGACGCCCAGGAATTTCTCGCGCGCCTCCCAATCGCGATCGTTCGTCCGATCGACGCCGGCGAGCACGGCGGCCGCTCGAGCGTAGACGCGCGCGTCGAGCGCGTGATTCTGGCGGCCCTTGATTACTTCCCATTCGAGCCGGATGTACCCGCGCCGCGTTTTGTGCGCGGTGAGTTGCTCCGCGGTGATCTGCCGAAACCACTCCTCCGGGTACTCCGGATACCGGACGTAGCCGGGCGGCGTCGTGCCGTCTTTCAGGAGCTCGAGCCGGAGCCAGCCGTATAGTTCCGACTTCACGATCCCGACGGCGATCGGCCACTGGCGGCCGCCGCGTTTCCGTTTCTTCCCGCTGATCGTGACTTCGATCGCTTGCGGCGTGCCGATGATCGAGGCGCCGTGATCGACGCCGCGGATCGGGAACGCGCGGCCCGGGTATTTCTTCGCCCAGGTGTAGACCGTTTGCGTTCGGTACTGCGAGTCGACGGCGACGACGCGGATCGGTTGCTCGACGTCGGGCGCTTCCGCGTGCGGATAGGTGCGCGCCATCATCGCGTCGAGTTGCGGCCAGGGCCCGCGCTCGAGATCGTCGGTGTCGCCCGCGATCTCGCCGGCGTCGATCGACCATGACCGCTTGCCGCGGCCCCAACCGACGATCTCGTACACGAGGCGATCCTTCTGCACGTCGACGCCGGCGGTGAGCACGAGCGCGCCAGGCGGGATCATGCTCGTCGCGTACGCCTCGCGCCGGCGATAGAGGTTCTCCCATTCCGGCGCCTCGCCCTTTGATTTCCACACCTCGCCCAGGACGGTGTTCACGAACACGCGGAATTTTTCGGGATCCTTTTCGACCTCGACGAACTCCGTCGCGATCTCGCCCCAGGAGATCCAACCGACGGGCGCGTAGAGCGCGTTGAGGTGATAGCTCCGGATCTTCCCGGCGCCGCGGCCCGGGTTCGTCGCGCGCCATTCGCCGGCGGCGAGCATCACGGATTTTTGATGGTTGCGAATGAACCCGCCGCACGCCTCGCACTCATAGACCGCGGCCGCGGGCGGGAGCTCGAGCTTCGTCCACACGAGGCGCGAGAACTCGAGCGTCTGGAACGCGCCGCATATGGGACACGGGACGAAATACTTCCGCGCGTCGCCGCGTTCGTGCGCGGCCTCGATCGCGGAGCGGCCGGCGATCGTCGGCGTCGAGAACTTCCCTCGCTTGCGGCGCGCGAACGTGCGCTGGCGCGCCTCGACGAGCGCGATCGGCGAGCCCTCCTCCTCGACGTCGATCGGCCAGGCGTCGATCTCGTCCATGAGCGCGTATTGCGCCGGCATCGATCGCAGGGCCGCCGCCGATTGTGCGCCGGCGATCACGAGGTGCCCGCCGGTGAATGACTTCTCGAGGACGGTGTTCGCGGAGTCGCGCGACTTCGCCGGCGCGATCTTCTCCGCGATCTTCGGCGTGTCGGTGATCAGCGGGCCGACGCGTTGACGCGATCCGCGCTTCGCCGTTGTCAGATCGGGCCATACGAGCATGATCGGCCCGGGCGCGTGATCGATGAAATAGCCGAGCGCGTTGAGGAGCGCCTCCGTCTTTCCGATCTGCGCGGCGCTCATGAACACGACCTCCTCGACGTCGGAGCGCGAGGAGAAACAATCCATGATCTCGCGGAGGTACGGCGTGCGATCGGTGCGCCAGGGCCCAGGTTCCGCGCTCGACTTTTTCGGGAGCCGTCGGTGCTGATCGGCCCACTCGCTCACGGAGAGCACGGCATCGGGACGGATGCCGTCGGCGCGCGCCTTGCGGATCTCGCGGATGGCGGCCGCGTCGCTCACTCGCCGGCGGCCTCGAGCCGATCGGCGACGTCGCCGAGCGCCTGACGGATCGCCTCGTCGAGGAGCGCGAACACCTTCGCCGGATCGGTTTCGGCGGCGAGCTCCGCGGCGAGGCGCGTCGGTATGTTGAGCATCCCGTCGCGGATGATACGAGCGTCCTCGAATGCGGCCCGCTTGTGAGCGGCGACGTCGACGACGCGGCCCTCGCGGAGATCGTTCGCGAGTCGGAGCGCGCGATGGCGCTCGAGCGCGGTGAGCGTCGACGCCTCCGTGAGCGACTGGCGCGCGCCCTCGACGGCGGGCCCGTTTGGGAGCTTCGCGGCGTTCGCATCCCACGCCGCACGCGCGCCGGCGACGTCGGTGATCACTTGCTTACGGCCGCTCGAGGACGGGCCCAGGCACGACGGCGGGATCCGTTGCGACGCGACCGCTTTCCGCACGGCCTTTTCGTCGACGTTCCGATCGCGCGCGAACGCGGAGAGCGTCATCACCTGGCCGGCCGCGGCCGCCGGTTTCCCCTTGCCTCGAGGAGCTCGCCGGCGCTTTTTCACAGGTACTCGAATTGGATCCGCGTGACGATCTGATCCGCGGCGCCGCCGTTCGCGCGGCGATAGAGCTCGACGAACGCCGCCGGCGTCATGCCGGGGAACCCCTCGAGCTCGACGTCGGCCGCGGTGATCGCGTCGAGCGGTTCGCGCCGCACGTCGACGAACCGGATCGGGCCGCCGATCTGCTCGACGTGCTCGCCCTTCCGGAGCCCTTGCCCCTTCACGATCGGTTGTACGACCTGGCCGACGCGGGCCCGCTGCCATCCGTTCCGCCG